CTTGATTATGCTAGGGCCTACGTGGCAAGCCGCAAGGATACGGCCACTCGATGCGATGCCGTAGAGCTAGACCTTTATACAGACAACTATAACGACGGCATAATTGCAGCCCTTGATCTAGATTTTTTTGATCCAGTAACGGTTATTACAAACCAACCGGGTAACTCGACTCTTGAGCAGACCCTCCAAGTATTTGGTGTTCAGCATCGCGTTACGCCTAACTCTTGGAAAACGACATTTACAACACTAGAGCCGATTATCGACGGCTTCATATTAGACTCATCACTATACGGAGTGCTCGATACCTCCGTATTAGCATACTAAGGAGCATAAAATGGCAGCTGGATTAGGTTTTAAGACCTTTACTACTGGCGAGGTACTTACGGCAGCTGACACTAACGGCTACCTAATGCAAGGCGTGTTGGTGTTTGCATCATCAGCTGCCCGAGCTGCAGCTATTACCTCACCACAAGAGGGGCAATACTCTTACCTTAAAGATACAAACAGTACTGAGTATTATGACGGGGCCGCGTGGATCGCTGCACCTATTGGTGACATCACAGGCGTTACAGCTGGCACGGGTATTAGCGGCGGTGGCACAAGTGGCACGGTAACTATTACTAACTCTATGGCTACTGAGATAGCAGCTAAAGGCGATTTAATTGTAGGTACTGGCTCGGCAACTTTTGATAACTTAACCGTAGGTGCAAATAACACAGTCCTTACAGCAGATAGCACAACTGCTACTGGACTAAAATGGGCTGCTGCCGCTGGCGGCGGTAAAATCTTACAAGTAGTACAAGGCACCACAACTACCTCAACTACTATTGCTAGCACTACTTACACGGACACAACTTTAACTGCCACAATTACGCCAAGTGCAGCAACCAGCAAAATATTATGTTTAGTATCGCAAAACTTTAAAAATAGCAGATTAGCATCTAATGCAGACGGCGGTTCATCAATTAAGTTAGTAAGAGGCGCAACAGACATTGTTACAAGAGGTGCGCCAGAAGTTGATTTGCTCTACGAAGTATCCTCGGTTACTACCGCCAATACCACTTTTGCTATGGTCACAAACATTATGTATGTGGATTCTCCTGCAACTACATCGGCTACAACCTACAAAACACAAGGTGTAGTGCGCTTTACTAGTGCGTCAAATCAAGTTACTTATCAAACATCATCTTCACAATCACAAATTATCCTGTTAGAAATTGGTGCATAATGAGCGATATATCAAGAGCAATATGGAAATTACGCCCTGGCGCTGAGTTTTCTTTTACTAATGAGGATTACTCCACTATCAAATGGGATAAAATAGAGGGCACGCCTCCGACTTTGGCAGAAATAGAAGCGGCTCTAAAAGAAATTGCCGCCGAGGAAATTGCACAAAAAGCAAAATCTCAAACTGATAAAGCCGCACTTTTGGCCAAACTAGGAATTACTGAGGACGAGGCACGCCTCTTACTTTCATAATGGAGACGAGTTACAACGGATACCCGGCCTCTAAAGATCCGGCAGAGATAAAGATAAAGTTCTACCCTGTAAAGGGTACGGATCGTAAGCTAAGGTGCGCCGAGAGTGTTGGGCCTCTCTTGGCCGCCTTTGCTGCGGAGTTTCATGAGCTAATTGAGCCGATAGACGAGGGTACCTATGACGACTGGGGATACGCTTTTAGAATGGTTAGGGGTAGCACCAATCGCCTCTCATGCCACTCATCCGGCACGGCAATAGATCTTAATGCAACGCGACACGCTCTCGGCAAGGTAGGCACGTTCCCGGCTGAGAAAGTGCCTATGATACGTGCGCTCGCTAAAAAGTACGGCCTCAAGTGGGGCGGTGATTTTAAGTCGCGAGCCGATGAGATGCACTTTGAAATCGAAATTAGCAATATCAAAGCCAAGGAATTAATAACAAAGTTAGGATTAGACAATGCCTAAATCGGCGGTATTCACAGTAGGTACAACAGCGGCAGTAGTCGTGCCGGCATTAATCGGAGATCAAAGCGTTTATCTGCACAGTGCCAGCGGTACGTTATACATCGGTGGGGCAAATTTGACCACAGATAACGGCTATAAGATGGATAACGGTGACAAGCTAACAATCATGGTGGGAGATAACGAGGCCCTATACGCCATAACGACGGCGGGTACGGCTACTCTTTACGTGTTGAGTCAGATCAACTAAAGGGCATTACAGGAGCGCACAATGAAAAAGCAGGCAATCGAGGCGGGTAAGTCATATCTCCGGGCGGCTATTAGCTGCGTGGGAGCCCTGTACTTATCCGGTATTAATGATCCAAAAGTATTGGCTAACGCGTTTATCGCCGGGCTAATCGGACCTTTACTAAAGGCATTAACTCCGTCAGAGAGTGCTATCGGAATTAACGCTAAGTGATGGAAAGGGCCCAGCTCGCAGTCGGTCTAGCTTTGGGGAGCTTTACCATTTTGGGGCTGGGGGCTGGGCTCGTCCGTCACCTTGTTAAGTACTATCTTGCGGAATTAAAACCCGATGGCAACGGCGGCCACAACCTTGCCGGGCGCGTTGAAAGGATTGAACAACGTGTGGATCGAATTTACGAGATTCTGCTAGAGGATCGCCTAGCCAAGTAGCGACACGCCAAAAGGCCATACGCTTTGAAATCTGACAAATTGCCCTCATACTGATACTACAAACGCTGAGAGGGCTACTCGGTTAGTAGCTTAATCAGCCTTAACAAAGGGCTAATAAATGAACAGTTTAGATATCTTAATCGGCTTGGGCGCATGCGGCTTAGGCTTTTTATTTATGGTGGCAGGTTACGCTATTGGATACCGTGAGGGACATGGCGAGGGTTACGTACGCGGGCGCGCTATCGCAAAGGCTCTGAAAGAACAGGAGCTAATCTGATGGGATTCTTGGATAATTACGAGGATGTAAATGCGCGGATCAAGCGCTTCCGGGCCGAATTTCCCTCAGGGCGTTTAATCGCTTATATCGAGGATATTGATATATTAAAGGGAACCGTGCTGGTCAAGGCCGAGGCATATCGTGAGTTTGAGGATCTAGTCCCGAGCGCTGTGGATTATGCCTTTGGCAATGTAGCAACCCTGACTAATAATATGAAAAAATGGCTGATTGAGGATACGGTCACGTCGGCTTATGGCCGCGTTATCGGACTATTAACACCCAGCGAACACGCTCGGCCTACGGTGCAGGATATGCAAAAGGTAGAGAATCTGCCGGCTGATGGCGATCCATGGAGCACAAAGGCCTCGATTGAGGATATGGCCACAATGGCCTCATCAATATTGGAAATCGGCACTCAACTTGGTGGTGAATTAGTAGCTGAAGCGCCGCAATGTTCGCATGGTCATATGGTCTGGGCCGAGGGAACAGCCAAGGCAACCGGAAAACCCTGGGCCTGTTACAAATGCACTGAACGCGTACGAGTTAATCAATGTACGCCTCGCTGGTATGTATTGGCCTCAGATGGAAAATGGAAGCCTCAGGTATGACAAAGCAAAGATTGATTATGATTCTTGTTATTTTTGAGGTCGCGGCTCTTATTGGTATGGGAGTACTCATATGGGCGAAATAACCTTTATTAAAAATGGCATATCTACAACTATCCACGATGATGGATCCACTAGCTCGACGACGGTCGATAAATGCGACTACTGCGATGAGTGGGTTGGAACACTTGGCGGCTTAACTATCCGGGACATTGGCAACGAGGTAATAACGTGGTTATGTGCACAATGTCGCGCGTAGCCAAGGTTGTACTTGATCGAAGCCAGGAGATAACTGCACATCAAAAAGGCCTCGATCGAGCTATTGCCATAAATGCCGATCCTACGGATGCTAATCAGTTTGGCCAGCGCTTTGCCAATTACCATGAGTTCATATGGCAAAAGGCGGAGGCTTGCGGAGCTGAGACGGCGGTTGCTAATTATTTTGGCGATTTTGGATTTGTGCCTAAAGTAAATACCTTTCATGATGAAGCCGATGTGGGCCAGAACATTGAGGTCAAGTGGACCAA